CCCCAAGTGGCGGGGATGTCCTGCATAGCACCATCCTTGGATTCAGTGATTTTTCTAAACCCAGTCAATTGTAAGTTTTCTTTAATGCTCATCGTTAGATTCCTTTTTGTTTTAGATTCAACATTGGCTCCACTGTTTAGGTGGAGGATATACTAGTTACGGTAAATGACCAATTCATCTACCACTTCATTAACCGATAAGGCTACTAGGATAGCAAACCTTATACGGGTTAATACGGCATACGCTTGTAAGCGCTTTACTTCCTTTAGTAGGTTGATAACCGATACCAGATAATTCGATAAAATCTCCTTATCGGTACCCCGAGCATTATACCTAAGGTACTTCCTTAGGGTATAATAGTTGTCAGTAACACTCACCATGAATACTCGAGCAACATCTCTTAGATCCAAAGACTTAAGATAGGTATTCAGTCTGGTTTGTTCTTCTACCGTGAGGTAAGTGTTCTCTCTGTATTTTAATCCATATACCTGCTCTTCGTACTCCATGAAGTAGGTATTGGGAATCTCATCACCCAGATAGTCTATTCTCTCTAACTGGATTTGGAAATACCACAGTAAGCTATCGACCATTTCTTCAGTCGTAATACCGACATCACTTTCTTTAAATAAAGCGATATTGGCTAAGTGCTTTTCTCGTATTTCCTTTTCATGGTCTTTCAATGTTTCTTTTATCTTCTCTTTACTACTAGAGAGAAAAGAGTGAATTTTGTTTAATAGATTCGGCATTTGAATAATACTCCAATTTGGAAACGCTCGTATTTACGTACATTTCTTTGAATAGATACATTAGAATACGTGAGTTTTTGAAATGAGTTAATCTTTTCAAAATCACGTCTCTTATCACTTCAATAATATAGCCCTATAATCTTCTAGAATATAGGCTAAAGAGGAACATTAAAGATGGAACAGTTTATCGAAGATCATGCTACTGCTTTTAGCAGTAGGCCACCACTGGGAATCGAAGCATTCTCCGTGAATGGTAGTGTCTCTAAACACGATAGACAAGGTATCCTGGATGAGAATACTAAGTTAAGGCAATTGATTGCTAGAGGTATTCTAGCCCAGGACAATATCTTGGCTGATAAAGACATGATTAATGTCGCATTAAAAGCCATGGCTGATAATGATAAAGTCGTGATTGCTCAGGCTCGCTTAGCGGTAGATGAGGAATCCAATAATGCTTCTAAAGACTTGGTGGCTGCTATTGTTAGTGAAGTCATTGGTCGTCCGATTAATACACCTAGTGTTAATCCTGAGATTAGAAGAGACATGGATATAGAACTACCCAATGCCTCTCGTGAGATTAACGATGATGAGTTAGTAGTCGGTACAGAGCAGCTCAGCGAAGCTGAAGTACTCGAACAGCTTAATGGTAGTAGTGAGTAAACCATGATTACTACACTAAATCTCGAAGAAATGAACGTAGTCAGTGAGGTTAATCAATTTAACCGAACTAAGGAAGGACACGATAGTGACCGAACTGAATAATCTCACTCCTTATTCATTAGGGATTGCTGCAGTTAACTTAGAATTAGGCACCGATATCCTAACGGTTTATCCTCAGTCTATTCTGCCCATGCGAGATGGTGAAGTCATTGACGCTATGGAGGAGACTAGCCAAACCATTACGGATTCCTTTGGTCGTACTTCTACCGTAAAAATCAGCACCTCTAATGCGATTAAAGCTAAGTGGTATTGTCAAGACCCTAACCTCATGACACCGCCTAATGTCAGACGTGGCGCTAAGGTCATGCTGTGGCGTCAAGCCAATACAGATTACTTCTATTGGTCTACCACGACTAATACGGATAATTACCAAAAGCTAGAAGAACGTGTCTATGGTTACTCTAATACCAAGAACGAAAGTGTAGACCACACTAAAGACCCTAATGCTACTTGGACTCAAGGTGTCTCTACATTAAGAAAAGAAGTCAATCTTATCCACACGACTAAGTCAGATGGAGAACAGTGGGCTTACGACATCAATGTCAATGCCAAAGAAGGATTCATTATCCTGAAAGACGATATTGACAACATGATTAAAATTGATTCTAAGAACCACATTATCCGTCTACAGACTACCGATGGTGCTTTTATCGAAATCAATAAACGAAACATAAGTATTGGTTGCGATAACATGAGTACGGTAGCTGATTCTACCATTAGTGAAAAATCCACTAATAAGACCGGTAACTACTCGGCTGGATGGAATACCGAAACACCTGTACATTCTCAATTAGGTAACTACAATATTACCGGTGGGATTACGGGTAGTCCTGGTAGTGGTGGTAGTGGCTTTACGATTACTGGTGATATTAACCAAATTGGTAGTATTACCTCTACTGAAGACCACAAAGCCGGTGGTATATCACTGATGCATCATCACCACACCTGCTCGGCTGGTGAATCAGGTGAACCTCATTAAAGCAGTAAATAGCAATTGCTGAGCCCTATGCAATAAAGCGAATTAAATGCGAATAGCATTTAGAGAGCTATAGAAGCTCTTAGAAAGCGATTAGACTATAGGGTAATACCTTTGTACCATTTTGAATTAAACTCGATATAGAGTGAAAATAGACCCACTACTAACGATTTGTTAGATAGACACTACTCTCTACCTCATTCAGGGGTAGAGAGTAGTATAGTCCATTCTGTCTTACTTGTTTTCAGGAGTCGGTAGTACAAAGTCGTCCGGTAGTACGATACAGAATTCTCGTGTATCCACAAAGGTAAAACCAATCAGTAGACTGAATAGCTTCTCTATCAATATCTCTTTACTACCCATTTCCTCTAACAATTCATCAATTCCATCACTGGGTAAGAGTAAGTCCTTACTCTCCTGTTCAATCTGCCTAATCTGGTCAGCAGCTTCTTTTCTAGATAAGGGAAAGACTTTAGGTACCATCATCACCACTGAATCCAATCGGTGTTTAGATAAAGGTACCCAGTGATACAATAACCAATCGTACCAGTCGTAGGTAAAGAAACCCACTACATTCTCATCTAGAAAACCAGGAGTGATGTCCGTATAAGGAGAATTGATTACTCTAACTGGTACCATGTTATCAGTATAGTACTTTAAACAGAGTACAAAGTCGTTAATCTCTTCCTTATTGAGCTCAAACGGATAGATGTTTAAGATAAGCTCAGTACGGTTAATCTTACCTTCTCGAGTGGAATTGTAGATATACCTCGCTACCGTATCTCTTAGATTCACTAAAAGAGTAGTCGGTTTAGAATGCTGAAGAGTATTGAGGTTTCGCTCTTTATAGCGTTTCCTAAACTCATGTAAGTCTATCCCATCGAAGTCATCTCTTTCACGAGTAAAGTATCCGTTTAAGAGTATCTCTTCAGTCAGGATATCATCCATGGATTCTAGTACGGCTAATCGAGTATCGAATAGGCAATCAATATCGACTAAAATCCCATGTGACTTAGCTTTTTCTTTATCATTCGCTATCATTCACTACTCCTTTAAGTCGGAGTAGTAGATAATGAAGTTATTGATGCAATAGCGATAGTTTTCCTTAAAGGTAAAGATTAGGGCTAAGAGCACTCTTAACCAGCGATTGTCTTTATCCCTTACCAGCTTTTCGTAATAACTGGTATCAGCACTGCTTTGCTCGTCGATTAGTTTACCCATGAGATTATTGATGTCATTGGGGTAATGAGTTACGTATAAGCAATATACCTGGTGTAAGGCAATCGAGAGTAGAGAATCCGGTAGGCCTCTAGGACCTAAGTGTTTCTTACTCAATTCACTTAAAGTATCGTAATTGAGGTAATCGATTAGGTTGTACCGATAACGAAGAGAATCAATCGTGCTGTATATCTTGGTTAAGTCTTTATCACTGTACTTAGAGAGTACTTGAGCAAAGACTTCGTATAGACGATACTCCATCTGTTTTAGTGGAGATTCTGTTACCTCTTCTTTTAGGTTAGTGAGGTACTCACTGGCCTTGAGGTAATTAGCTTTCTCTTTATCGGTTTTATTCAGGTTGCTGAGATCAATGTCTTCTAATGTTAAATTGGTTTGCATTCAGTGCTCCTAGTAGAGAAGAGTAGATTTTAACATCGCTTTATCTAAAGATAAAGTCTTGGCTGAAGGATGCGTTTACTATACGGTTTTCAGTATAGTAATGTAGACTTCAGCATCATCGCAGTTAAGTAAGAGTGTAACATCTTATTGGCTCCTACTTGACCGGTATAAGGCTTCAGTGCATTAGCCGATGCTTGTCCCATCTTAACAATAGATTGCTCCAATAGACGGTTACCATTCTCAGAACCACCCCTAAAGTGCATCATTTCCTCAGCCGTCTTAATCAGACCCATGGATAAGAGGTTATTTACCTCAGGATAGGAGATACGGCCACCTTTAGATTCACTACCGGTAGCCTGTAAAGTAAAGGAATCAATGTGGCTATTGTCTTTAGGAATAGAGATTTTCTTAGAAATCATCTGTTGCTGAATACGTACCGGTAGGTGCAGTACCATGGACTTCTTATTGGAGAGTTCACGTGAACCGTCATCCGAATACATCCAGATTTTGTGGTAGAAGTTGATTTTGTACTTATCGGCTACATTCTGTAGATTATCGATATCCAAACGGTAATCATCTTCCCCTACCGGAGTAATGAGTTGTAGGTAATCCTCTTCATTCTTGAATTTTATCATCAACTCTTCGAATTCTTTATCACTCAATGCTTCTAAACGCTTACGGGTACGTTCCCCGTTATCCGATTTAGGAAGCATGTCTTGCACCAATTTCACTGCGTAATCGGTGGCCTTTTTTCTAGCTTCAATTTGGCTCATTTGTCTTTGTCCTTCTTAAGCTAATATAAATAGAAATAAAACACACAGTAGTCATTCAGACTACTGTGTGTCTACTCTATCGAATTTAGATTAGTTTAGGCTCTTCTACAGGAGGTCTTCTGCTACCGTAATCTGACCACCCTGCCCCGTTTCCTCAATGGCTTGATTGACTTCACTGGTGGTGAATTCACCGGTAACGGTTTCTTCACCTTGAGTGAGAGAAAGATTCTCTTCTTCATCGAAGAGCCCTTCAGTCGCCTGATTGGCTTTTTCAGCTTCTTTCACCAATTCACCTTGTACAGTAGCAAGGTCTCGTAGAGATTCAGCCAATTCCTCAATCTCATCACCTTGCTCATTCTTCACAAACCAGTCTTTATCGAGTTTACCGTTTTTACCATATTCACTCATGTAAGGGAAGATGGTTTTATCCAGTAACTCCAACCACTCTTTAGAAGGCAGAACATCACCTAAGAGGGTACGGGCATTCAGGGTAGAGATACCTGAAGCGACACCGAGTTTGTAAATCAAGAGATTCAGTTCACGATTGATGACGTAAATCTGCTCGGTAATGGGTTTGTTTACCAAGAGAGCCTTAAAAGTATTCTTATTAAAACCCATCTCGTTAAACATACCGACAAAATCGATTTCATGCTTTTCACAAAGCGCTTTCACATCCCTCAGGATGAGATTCGGGTCAGTAATGAAGGCTTCTAAAGATTCGTCCTTAATACCAATACCTTCAATTTCCTTCTTACCGGTAATCTTTTCGTACTCTTCATTGGCTTTATCAATGTCGACGTACTCTACTTGATCCAAAGTATCCATATTGCATTTGTTCCTTAAAATTGACTATTTAGCACTTTCTCGTTTAGCTCGTGCGGTGTTGTCTTCAATAAGACTATTCGTTTCAGAAGCATTCACCATTTGTTTGGCATACTTCTTCTTAATCGTCTTCTTATCACTCTCTAACCAGAAGGGATGATAAGTACCTAAAGCCATTCTCATGATGTCTAAAGTAGAGAGCTCTAACTGCTCATGTGCCGTATCATCGAGAGAGTACCAGTAACGGGTATCCAGAATCATGTCCCAGGAGTAACCGTTTTGTTTTACTTTCTCGTACAGTGTAGCAGGAGTGAGTTCTAACAGACGTTTATCAATCGCTCTTAGGTGTTCAGCCCAGTATTGAGACATCTGTAACATATCAGCACAAATGCTAATAGCACGAGATAAGCGACGGTTTTCGTCCAAGAGACTACGCACAGTAGTACGAGAGAGTTTTACTTCAGGTAAGAGAACACAAGCCACATCTTTAAAGTTATCGGTACCAGTGATTTCACCCGTTAAACCGTACATGCCATGCTGGCGTAAGAAGTGGAAATGAGTCAGGTTATCGAGAATACCATACTTCTGGGAAACAATGATTTCCAAATGATAACCAGAAGGACCGGTTTTACACCGCCACTGTTGCATGGTGACGATATTTAAGTCATCGGGGTTGTTATCCTCACCAGCATCTCTCAGTGGGTACTTCTGTACGTTCTTATCGGTTTTAAAGTGCAGTTTGTTTACGTTCTTGATTAGCCACATGCAAGTGGACAAGAACATGATGTTTTCAGGTACCCCTTTTAACTTCTTACCGGTTTCGGAGTATTGAGAAGGTTTGTGTTGTGGAGCATAGGGGTCTAATTGGAATGCTTGTCCATAGTGAACAGTACCGGTAAAGTAGGTATTGGTGCCTACTAACAAGTCTGGTAACTGGTCAATCATGTTTTTCTTGAAGCGACCTGAGTTCATGGCCACCATGTTTTGCTTAGCGTCACCTAAATCGGTTTTATCGTAGAGCTCTTGAACCGCTTCTACAATAAACATGGAAATGGAGTCAATGCTAACAAAGGTAGGTAGGAGAATCTTGATGGCTTTACCATTTTTATTAATTAGCGGAGTGTCTACTTTAAAAGAAGCACCTTGTTTCTTCTTAGAAAGCATCCAGTCTTTAGCCATCTTAAACCATTCGTCTCCTTTGTAGAGCGATGCTTCGGTTACTAACCAGCGAGGATTCTCTCCTTCGAACCAATCGGGTTCATTGGGCTTGACGATTCTTCTTAGTCTAAGCTCTAGACCAGGGATGTAGGTATTGTTTTCAGTATCGTATTTCTGGCCAGGACTTAAGTGGTGTGCTCGAAAGGCAGCGACTTGATTGACGTAGTCGGCTAGGGCGGATTTGTATGAGTTTCCAGGCCCCACGAATATAATGGAGCCATTATGCCCGCCATTGGTGAGGTATTGGCCATTAATGGCTTTTACAGGTGAGCCAGTGGGGATGTCCATCAAGCACCCTACGTTTAAGTTTATCCGTAGGTATGGGGACTGTTTCGCTGGCATTTGAAAAAATTCAGACATGTAAAACTCCGTTCTGTCTAATGATGATTAGATGGGGTAAAAAGCATGTAAAAGCATCGGTTTTTTGTTCAGATATTGGGAAGAACCGATAGAATTTAGATGTCTCGTTTTCGATTAAAAATCAGAGTATATTTAGAAGGAATTGAAGTGATGGAAAAAAACGATTGGCATGTCTCAGTAGCCCTGTCTGTAGAGGCACTGAGAAGCGATATTTCTGCTTTAAGAGAGATGGATCTCTCGAATGAAGGTTTGGCTACTACTCTAACTAATCTCTTTAGAAACACCTACAACACTTTACGTGTCTCTATTAGTGGTTTTCTGGATAAGAATGACTACGGTGTACTGGGACTGGATGAGAATCTGGTACGTAAACTGGATAAGAGTAAGCTGAGTAAGAACTACGCTTACTTACTGGATACTCAAGTAGAAGTACCAGTAGGCATGAAAGGCCATTACCTACCCTATACTGAAGTCTCTTTAAAGCTCTCTACTTTGTTTAGTGGTTTACAGAGTCAGGTAGAGAAACTGCGTAGTGATATCGGTAGAGTGATTTCTACTGAAAAAGGACTACTGGATTCTACCCTCTTCGATGATAAGTACTACCTAGAAGAGAACAAGGTAGTAAAGAATGCGATTAAGGAATGGTCTTTACACAGAGTAGCTAATGACATTGTGCCTTCACGTGCTTTTGGTGATGTCTTCCGTAATGGTAATGAATTGGTAGAATGTATCGGTGTAGCTCGTCAGTGTAACGATAACCTCAATCAAGTGAATCGTAAGAAACTGATTGCTAACATTGAAACCACCATGACTTACGTGAAAGACTTAATGGAAGCAGCTAAAGAAGGTTATTCTAAACCACTGATGCTGAAGATTGCTAATGCAGTAGCTGCAGTAGCTGAGAATGTAGAAACACTGTCAGCAGCTGTGTATAACACTAAGATGCTGAATGTAGCATTGGATAGTGTTAATGAGAAGATAACTTCACTAGTGAACTGACAATAGACTATACTACTCTCTACTCCTCTAGGTGGGAGTAGAGAGTAGTGTGTTTATGCTGTCTTATAAAGCAATAGAGGGTTTCCACTTAGCGGGTTCTTGTAGGTAGTTCTTAACATCTAGATAGCTATCTACAGTAGAATAAGGGTTCTTATACAGGACTAGGTTATCCAAATCCATATTCCTCTTATTCCCATCCTTAAAGGTTACACCAATCTGTTCTAACTCTAAACCATCTGGGTTCTTAAAGGTAAAGACCAGTAATACAGCTAAATAAAGTTTCATCTTCCTTTCACGGATGTTGCTATTGTAAAAGGGACGCAGTCTCATGACCACATCTCCATTTCTATCAATAGCCCCTCTAACGGTTCTGTACTTGTTTCTACCACCAATAACGACTTCTCCTTCTTTCGATATCTTGTACGTATCACTAAATCGTTTATCGGGTATGGTAAAGTATTCCTTATTCGATGTATCCATCTTTTATCTCCCTATTCGGTAAATCCAGGTAATAGGTATCGCACATGTAACGAGTGAGTAGATTAGCTAGAGATAAGTTGTTTTGGTTACCATCCCGATATTCTACTTCTACAAAATCTAATCCATATCTACCAGGATTCAAGAAGGTAAATGCTAATAGAGCATCTAGGTAAACCTTCTTCTTCATCTTAGTATCCCTATTTACTCTTAAGGCTACGTATAACCTACCGTTGCTATCTGCCTTAGGTAATACGTTTCTATTCAACTTACAATCGTACACGATACCGTTCTTAGTGATTTTGTAGTAGGAATAGAAACGAGTATCGGGAATATCGTAAGTAATATCAAATTCTCTCATTGAGTACACTCCAGTAGTATTCAGTCTCATTTCTACTCTTCTAATACTAGCTTTTCATCTAGTAAGAAATATAAAACTTGAAGAAGGTGTTATATCAATGAAAGTCAAATTGGGAGAATAGAGGGAACTACACCTTCTTCTTTGACTTTATAGGATTTAGATTTCAATGAAGGAGTGAGAAGTGAAGGCGGAGTATATGTCAATATACGAACGACTGAACGCTACGAACGAGTGAATTAGAAATCTTAGGAGTATAAAGGTTTCTTCTTGCAAGGAGGGTTGTTTATGGGTTTCTGACGCCGTAGGCGTCAAGATAGATAGATAGATAGTCCTAACAGTTACCTATTCTGTATTAATTTAATTATACTACTCTACTCTTAATCTACTCTATGCTAATAACAATACTAACAATAGACTAGATTACTAAGACTAGATAGACTAATGAAGAGAACCCCTTGTACAACAAGGGGG